GCTTGTGTCAACATATTCTTTGATGTAGCGATTTACCTCTTTTTGCATGATTGGCATAGGGTAAATTCTACCATTCTTGTTCTTTGACTCTGATTCCATGAAGACACCTTCGATGAAATAGTTCTTCTTTCCATCAGAAGCCGCTTCGGTCAGGACACGAACATCAAGTGTTGTTTCGGTGATTAACTTCATTTTTTACCTTTTTTCTTTGCGGACAATTTAGCGCCAGCAATTTTATCTGCATATGTTGGTTTATCATATGGTGGTGCTAGAGCAGCAAAATCTTTCTTTTCTTCTATTTGCTCACCACAAGAAGCACATTCTTCTTCGTTGAACAATTCAGTCGATAATTCTTTCTTTTTCTCTTGAAAAGCAGTTCCTACTCTGGAATAGAGAGATTGGTGAATTGCTTGCTTGAAGAGTTCAAGATCGCCATTTATAAGATGATTAATTGCATCTGACATATTGTGTCTCCGTTAATGTATTTATTATTTTTAGTTATTTAGGTAAATATCGACCAGTTCACAATATTCTGGATACTTTTGTTTTGTTTTTTGAATAAAGTTTTCTCGGAATCTGACTGCTCTTCCGTCCTCTCCGCTCTTTCCTCTATGCATCATATGAACATATCCAGTTTCCTTACTTACTTTTTCAACATTTTTTGTAAATATATTGGAAGGTATTCGATATGTACCTAGAGCAGTCTGTATACCCTCGTCTCCGTATTTTTCGTGAAAAAATTCGTAGAACATCTGCTCTTCCAGTAAACAGAGAAACTTGTTTTTGTATCTTTCTCCCTTTTCAAGAATATGTGGAATGAGAACATCGACATTTTCTTCTGCAAAATTCAAAACGCTGGTGCTGAATTTATTCATCAGATCAACATCATTCGCACCAATTGAACCAGCATTTACTGTCTTGAAAGATATGTTTTGTGTAATTTTATCATGAAAAGAATAAAATTGAGAAGGTACATTTCTCAAAGGTAACTTCACGAAATTAATCATCATTTCTTCTGATGGATTCTGTCTGGAATCTTTTTCCAGTATCCATTGTGCGAAACCAGGCTTGTTAAAAGACGGCAGACTTTTTTCATAATAAAATGCATCATGATCAAAGTGTATAAATGGTTCTGATTGAACGCTGAACGCTTTTATCTTAGCCAAAGACCATAATTTTTTTAATTTATAATTTATACTGTCTAGACAATTATTTACCTGTGTGTAGGGAAGACCGATCATATCCACAAGAATTTTCTTCCCATAATCGTCAGTCACCAATTCTACTTTATGTCCTTTCTCCACAAAAGACATACACGAATGTATCCAACAATACCAGTAAAACTGATTGTGATTCTGTAATGGATTGTTTGTTTGCTTGTTAAAATTCGCAGTATATAAAGTTTGCACTATTTTCATAATATTATTCCAATCATAAAGGTCCAACTATAATTGGTTCGTGGAACGAACCATCACAATTAAAACAACCTTGTACCACTACAGCATCATAGTTTTGCAACAATGTTGCTGACACGGATTCTATCGTTCCTCGTATTATTATAGGCCAATCATAATTTGTAATTTGACATGTACTACATTCTGGACAAAGAGGACTCGATCCTTCAGGCCCGAAGCAATCACCGCAGAAATTGTTATCGCATTGTCCCGTTCCATTTATACAGTTAGCAATTGGTGCTTGATAGCAGAAACCGTCTTCTACACTACCTCCGTGATTGTTGCACGGACACCCACCACCACATATACCTTCAATTACTTGACATCTACCTGTAGTCGAATTACCACCATAAACATAAGGCATTATGAATGCAGTCATATTTATTCCATCATCGTGATAACATGCTTCCCACAAATATGCTTTGTATAAAGCAGGACAATCTGTATAATCTGGACCAGAACCTCCACCACCACAGGCTTCACATGTTAGTCCTGCTTGCTTTACACAATCGCAAGGATTACCACCTTGTGCTATGAATGCAGTACAATCACATTGTGGACAACATGGGGCTATTTTTGCTTGAAGATCGGGATCTTCACAAGTACAGCCATCGGTTATGCAAGTATCACAGCCATTTGCTGGTGTGCAGTTTCCTGTTTTGCAGCAATCTTCTGGACATATTCTAGAAGTTGCATCTTTTCCACTGCCAGGACAATTATCTTGACATCCAACATATGTTTTTCCTGCTGCACATGGACATTCTTTAGTGGCGTTTTGATACCAATCAGACTTAGGATCTGATGGACATTGATTTGGACACTTTGCTTCATCTCCATCGTCATTACAAGGACATTCTCTCTTAGGATCTTGGTAGTAAAATCTATTTGGGAATAAAGTTCCATCTGATTTTTTACATGGCTGTGGACATTTAGGTAAAGCACCACCGTTTTGACATACGCAACCAGTGTTTCCTATAAGATTGTATAATTGTCCTAAAGCACTAGCACAATTACACCACGCGGCAGGCTGTAGTGCTTCACCGTTTTTGGGAACCAAGCATGTGCCACATGGTTCTGGTTCTGGACAGTCTGGACAATCAGGACATGGTTCTTCTGGAGGACATGGTCTGTCCTCAGGACCGAAAGGGATTCCGTTAGCGGGGAACCCTCCTTCGCCTGCAATGTACATTATCTTGTTGCAAGCGTCAACAAAGATATCCCCTGCCTGTAGATCGTCACAATTTGGAAATGCATTCTCAGGTGAACAACCTTCACATTGACATTCTCCACCTATACTACCACAGATATCACCACCTTGTCCATTTTTTGGACCTGGAGGAGTACCTGTTCCGTCAGTTGCACACTCTGGAAAGTCGTTTAAAAATGCTGCTGTTAATTCCTCAGAAGGTGTACCTTGTACTAAATTTTTAAATTCTGCTAGATTTATGGATCCACCATCAGCGAATAATGAATCTGTTGGTATGAATGTAAACTTACTTTGTTGTGCTTGAGATGCAGTTAATTTATCGGCACTCAGTCCATTTAATTTCTTAAAATCTCCATAAGTCCAAGTATAATTTCTATTTGGTACACTTCCTGTTCCTAGATACCCCCAAGCAACTATGTTTTTATCACCAGTTACAATGGTAGAAGGAGCACCGAGATTGCCTGTAAAATTTCCAAGAGCAGGCTGTTGTTGACTTGGGTTGGTTACATTGAAATAACCACAAGTAGGACTACAGTTTACTTGGAAAAAATTATTTGATGTTGTTGTTTGTCCATAATAATTAATATTGGTGCTTGATAAAACAACTCTACCTTTTAAATTATCAATACACTGTTGCTGTATAGGACTACCACTTCCACCATCTGTTGGATTTGTTCCTAAGCAACCACACCCAACAATAGGTGATCTCCCATTAAGACCGGGAGGACCAGGAGGACCGGCAGGTCCAGCGGGACCTTGTGTACCGTTTCCCCCGCCGCAGCAATCTGGACAGGGATCTTCGTTGACAATCACAGAACGACCGCAAGTTGTGTCCACACAACCACTGTCATTTACTTGATTGAATCTTGATTTTGTAAATTCAGTCATCAAAAACCCCTTATATCAAACTACTGGCATCATAATCAACACCCTTACTACTTATAAAGTTTTGAGGTGAAGGGGAAACAGATTGTCCTTGATCTGGAGAAGAAGGTGTGCCTTGTGAACCTTGCACTGGTACACCACCAGCAGATTGTTGCTCCTGTGCTTGCACTTGAGCCATCTCTTCTGCCTTCTCTTGTTGAATTTGCTCATCAATTTCCGCAATATCTTGATCTGTTTGACGAAGAATATTTTTACGAATCCAATAATCGGAGAAGAACTTACCAGAATAATCTGCAACTTCTCTCATGATGGCCATTCTATCTTTATAGATTTCTGCTTGCTTAGATTCTGCAAAATAAGAATCAGTAGCATAATCTAACTTGATTTTCTGACTAATCTTAAACCAATCCTCTTCACTCATAATTTGCTTAGTTAAGCATTGTACCTTCAGGAAGTTCAGAAGCAATTCACCGAATTTTACACGGAGTCTGCTTATAAACTTCGAATACTTTAATTCGTCTCTGCTGATTTCTGATGCACGACCCATGTTGAAACCATTGTCTGCTTGTAGACGGGACTCTGGTATGTTCAGAGATCTGAGTAGTTTCTTTTGGAAATAAAGAACATCAGCCATCTCACCCAAGTTCTGTCCGCCTGGTAAGGTTTCTATGGATGTACCTCTACCACCTTCACGACGAGGTAGCCAGAAATCCTCCAACATAGACATATGCTTCTTGTCGTCTCTAATTTCACCACTAGTTGCATCATAGACAACCTTGTTGCGATAACGATTCATGACTTCGCGGAGATATTGCTCTGCTTTGTTCTTCGGCAGAGAACCAACATCAATATAGAATATTCTACGCTCTGGTGCTCTTGACCAGCGATAGATTACTGTGGCATCCTCGACCATTCTAAGCATATTCAATGGTTTGATTGCCTTGTGCAAGAATCCGACTATCTTTCTGGTGGTGTGATCGTATAGACCAGAATGCACATAATTGATAGAATCTGGAGCAATCTTCACTCCTTGTTCTATGGTATTGTAATTAATATTGTATGTACTTGGTGTAGCACGATCAAAAGGCATGTACATATAGAATTCTTCCATTTCAGTTGGAACTTCTATATTACCTACCTTTTCTTTTTGCTTTACTTGCTTTATCTTCTTGATACGCAAAGGATCTATATTTCTATACTCCTTAGCACCTTTTTTCTTGTTATCATTCAATATGATGTGATAGTAAAGTCTTCCGTCAATATAGAATCTTCGGAAAATATCATATGCTTTTCTTTCAAAATCCAAAAGATAAAGAACTTCGTCAAATGATTCCTGTATCTTATCTTTGATAGAATCGGAAACATTGATCTTATCCAGATTCAACTTTATTATCTTTTCTCTGGCGTCTACGGTGATGACTTCATTGGTGACATCATCGACTGCCATTTCTACTTCAGCATTAAGAGACATCTCTCGATACTTTCTGATCATGTCCGTTTCTGTTCGGACAGTACCATCAAGATCGACATAATAGCCCTGTAAACCACCTCCTGCTTCAACGACAGTCGAACCGTCATCTACAGGAGGTGGTACTATAGAGAAAGTTTCGTCTTCTTTCTCTGTTCTCGAAAATGTAAAACCAAAGAAGTCTTTCCAAGCCATAATATAAAATATCCTTTGTTATGTTTATGCTAATTCGAAGTAAGAGTATGCAAACATAACAGTAAATTCAGACACAGTATCTACTTGATCGAATGCAACATCTACTGAAGAGATTTCCTTTGGGAAGAGAGCGTAGAACTTATATGTTCTTACTGCTCTTCCTGCTCTATCTAGTTGCTCGATGGTAGCATTGTATTGCTTAACGGCGTTCCAAAGACCAGCGTTTGTTGCGACATTTCCAACATGGTCGTTGAATTGACGGTTCCAATCTTCAAATGTCTTGCGAAGATCCATTTGTTCTTGGTTCATGACTGTTACTTGCCAATCTTCATATGATCTATCGCCAGGGGCCTTGATTGTACGACCCATGTATGGTACGCTGATTTCACCGATTGTAGATGCTGGTAAGGACGAAGCCTTTCCGAAAAATCTCAAGTCACCCAAGTTGCTGAAACCGTTTACTGTTACTCTGAACAGCGTTGGTTTAGAACCGCCGTCAAAGGCTGAAATAAAGTTATTGATACTAAATTGAGACATGTTCTATGTTCCTTTTTCTTTATTTATTAGGCGCCAATCTCGCTGAAATTGACACCAGTTGGTGTTGCGATGAAGTTCAATTGGATGAAGTTGATAGAACGAGTTGGTTTGATGTAGATGTCGCCAACAAAACTGTTAGAGTCGATGACTTGTGGAGTATTGTTGGTTTCGTCGCAAACAACCTTGAAATCTGTAATACCTCTTCTACCCTGAACATCTCTCAAGTATGGCTCTACTAATTGTCTGAACTGAGCGCGAGTGAACTCGTCGTTGAATTCGAAGAGGAGGAACTTGGCTGCTGTAGCGATTGACTTCTCAAGAACTATGAACAAGCGACGAACATTGATACGATCAAATGCGCTTGGTCTAGAAAGAAGAGTCTTATCACCGAAGAGAACAGTTCCTTCACCTTCGAAGGATACTACTGGATTGACACCCTTCTTGTACAATTCGTCACGATCACCCTTGCCTGGGTTGTATGCAAGACGGACTGTGTTTCTGATCTGACCTCTGTTGAATCCTGCGGGTGAGAACCAAGGATCGAAGTTGAAGTCGGTTCTGGCGCAAGCACCAGCAACATCAGCACAGAGAGGA